GGTGAAGTTACTGAAATTAAAGAAAAAATAGTTATCAGTAATATCGCAACTAATGGGTTACATTTTTGGAATAACGGAAAAGATTTCGTATCTTCGGCAAAGGAAATGATAGAAGCAGGTGAACGATATAATAATGAATTTTATATTGCACCTACTTATAACTATTTGGTAAAGAATGGTAAAAAAATATTACCTTATTTTTATAACTTACATTTTCCAATTGGAACACCAGAAGATTTAAATAAATATAAAGAATTATATGGACATTCTTAAAATGAACGATATGAAAGGTGGTTGGTTTATTGGAAACTTCGAACCTACTGCTTTTAAAACTGAACAATTTGAAGTATGTTATAAACATCATACAAAAGGTGAACAATGGGAAACTCATTATCATAAAGAAGGAACTGAAATTAACTATTTAGTTGAAGGTAAAATGCTTATTCAAAATAAAGAATTAAATAAAGGTGATATATTTATTTTACATCCCTTTGAAATAGCAGACCCTATTTTCATAGAAGATTGTACGGTCTTAATTATTAAAACTCCATCTAAACCTGGAGATAAATTTGTTATATAATGGTAAATATTTTTAGAAAAGAAGTAAATTTAGAAAAGTACTTTATTGTAACTTACGAACTGGCATCGGAAACTAATTTAAGAGATGCAGCTTGGAACTTGGCAATAGGTCAAAGTGTTGGAAACCCAAATGTTAGAAACCAATGGGAAACTGATGAACTATTTGAAAACAATAGTTGCTTGGTATTGGGAGATGAAGAACAACTTAAATATTAGAGAATACACTAAAACATTTGATAAACCATTGTTTGGTGCAATTGTAAAACCTAAAATTGGTATTACTCCTGAAACCCTATTAGAAATGGTTAAGGAATTGGTAGAAGGTGGTGTAAACTTTATAAAAGAAGATGAGATTATGAGTAACCCAGCTTTTTGTACAATTGAAGAAAGAGTACCATTGATTGCTGAATACTTAAAAGATAAGAACGTAGTTTATTGTGTATCTATTCATTCCGATTATCCACATATATTAGATAGAGTTAAGAGAGTATACGAATTGGGTGGAAATGGTGTTCACATTAATTTTTGGTGTGGATTGGGAGTTTACAAAGCAGTAAGAGAATTAGATTTGCCAATATTCGTACATTTCCAAAAGAGTGGTGATAAAATCTTAACAAATAGAAATCATGCATACTATATTGATTGGACAGTAATTTGTAAGTTAGCAGGTATGATGGGTGTTGACTTTATTCACGCCGGAATGATTGGTGGATATTATAAATGGCCTGAAAATGAAGTTGTAGACTCAATAAAGGAATTACACAAATACGGAGTGATGCCGGCATTAAGTTGTGGTTTCCATCCTGGTCTTACCGAATGGGTTACTGAAAAAGTTGGTATTGATTATATGGCAAATGTTGGAGGTGCAATTCACGGACATCCAGATGGTACATTGGCAGGTACAAAGGCAATGAAACAGAGTATTGATAAAACATACGATACCGAATACAATAAAGCAATTGAAAAATGGGGAAGCAAATAATATCTATTTTAGATAGAACATTTGAATTGGAGTTAAATGATTCAATAAAAATTGATGGATTAATAGGATATCCACAATTTATAGATTCAATTGAAAATAATAGGGATTATGGGGTTAGATATGCATCAAATGAAATACAAGATTGTGAATTGGAATTAGTTGGTGATATGGCTAAGAAATATGCTACACATGGAATATTAGAAATCGGTGCTGCCAGACCTAATAATCGTGAAAGAGCATTTACTTACAAATATACAAAATTCAAATCAAAAGAAATTCCATATGTAGCAATTGATATTGATAATAAATCATTTTTGAATAATGATGAAGAAAACATCTATTCTTTACAATGTAAAAGTGAAGAACAAGATAAGGTTAGAGAATTTTTAAAAGAAAAGGAAATTAATGAAATATCAATATTATCAATAGATGGTTGGCATTCAATAAACGCAGTTATTAATGATTGGAAATATACCGACTTATTAGTAAGAGGTGGTATTGTTATTTTTCACGATTCTAATTATCATCCAGGTGTACATTGTTTTATCCCATTCATAGATGAAACAAAATACGAAGTAACTAAATATTTCGAAGGAGAAGATGCACATGGTATAACAATTGCAAAAAAATTATGATACTAATATCACATAGAGGAAATACAAATGGTAAGTTTGAATCGTATGAAAACGAACCAACCTATATTGAAAAAGCAATATCAGAAGGTTATGATGTTGAGATTGATATGTGGTGGGTAGATGGTAGAATATATTTGGGACATGATAATCCACAGCACGAAATAGATGATGATTGGTTAGCCGAAAGAATTGATAAATTATGGGTTCATTGTAAAAATGTAGAAATATTAAATTGGATTAGAAGTACACAATTACATTACTTTTGGCACGAAAGTGATTTGGTTACATTAACATCTAAAAATTATATTTGGGCATACGTTGGAAAGCAACCAATTGAAGGAAGTATTGCGGTTATGCCTGAAATATATAACGAAGATGTTTCCCAATGTGTAGGAATTTGTTCAGATTATATAGAGAGATACAAATGAAAATAGCAGTAGTATTTTACGGACAACCAAGAGATGTAGTAGATAGTTATCCATCAATTAAAGAAAGATTATTAGAAAATTCTAATGTTGAAATTGATTTGTTTGCACATATGTGGGAATCACATGAATACAAAGAAGCATTAGAACTATATAAATTTAAAGAAGTTAAATTAGAACAACCAAAAGATTTTTCCAACTTGTATGAAGGAAAATCTGGATTTTGTCCTAAATCGTTTACATTATACCCAATGTGGTATTCAATTCAAAGTGGATGTGCATTACTAAAAAATTATATACAACAAAATAATGTTGAATACGATTTTGTAGTAAGAATTAGATTTGATATGTTTTTTCATCACAATTTGGTATTTGATAATTTGGATAAAACCTTATTATATACATCGGAAGCAGCTTGGGGTGGGCATCCTTATTTATTTGATGATAGTTGGGGAATTTGTGGACAAAATATTTATTTTCAAATATACGAAGATATTTATTCAAAATTTGTAGAAAGGCATATCAATCGAAACTTTGTTCATAGAGGAGAAGAAAATACATATGAACATATTAATAATATTGGATTACTATCTTTTGTTAAAAGAGAACGAATGTTAGATTTTGCACTAAACAGAGATAAAGGAGTTAATTATGATTACAGTCACAGAAACAGCAGCAACGAAAGTTAAATCACTAATTGAAGAAAGTGGATTTAAAACACCTTATTTAAGAGTAGCAGTTAAAGGTGGTGGGTGTAGTGGGTTATCATATGACCTTTCATTTGATACGGAACAACAACCAAACGATACACTTGCAGAAGATAAGGGTGTAAAAATATTAGTAGATAACAAATCTTTATTATATCTATTTGGAACTGAATTAGAATTTTCAGATGGGTTAAATGGCAAAGGATTTCAGTTTATAAACCCAAACGCAAGTAGAACTTGTGGATGTGGAGAAAGTTTTGCATTATGATATTAAAACCAATTAAAGTAGAAAAAAAATGGGGTTATGAATTATGGATTCATAATGACCCACAATATTGTGGTAAATTATTAGTATTTCCGGAAAGTGGAAATCATTTTTCAATGCACTACCATATGATTAAAAATGAAACATGGTATGTGCAAAGTGGAAGTTTCGAATACCATTATATTGATACCGAAAATGCGAAGCGTGTTAGGAATATAATTAAAGAAGGTGATGTTGTTTATATAGAAAAAGGTAAACCACATCAATTAGTTGCATTAGAGGATAATTCAGTAGTATTTGAAGTATCTACTCAACATTTTGATAATGATTCATATAGAATATATAGAGACTCACATTTTGATTTAAAATAAATAAATTATGAAAAAAGTTTGGGTAAATGGAACATTTGATATAGTACATTTGGGTCATATTCAAATGCTAAAAAAAGCAAAAGAATTGGGTGATATATTGATTGTTGGAATAGACTCTGATAAGAGAGTAAAACAATTAAAAGGAAAGGATAGACCAATCAATACATTGATTAGTAGATTGGAATTGATAAGTGCAATTAAATATGTAGATGATGTTTACTCATTTGCATCGGATGAACAATTAGAAATTCTAATCAAAACATTACAACCAGATATAATGGTTATTGGAGAAGAATATAAAGATAAAAAAATTATTGGAAAAGAATTTGTTAAAGAAATAGTATTTTTTCCAAAAATGGAAGGATTTAGTTCTTCACATATAATAAACAAATTATACGATAAATAGTTTCTAATATTTTTTGGAATAATAAAATATTGTTGTATATTTGTGTAATCAAATTAATATTATGAAAATAGTTACAGATTTATCTAAATTAAAACAAAGAGTAGAACCCACAACGTTTACACAGGAAGAACAAAATTTAGCAGCTGCTGCTTTATTAACTTCGTTAGCTAAATACAAAGGATTAGGGTTAGGTGCAAACCAAATAGGTTTGAATAAAAGAATATGTGTGGTTAGTGTAAAAGATAATCCACTTATTTTAGTTAATCCTGAAATTAAATTATTTGTAGGTGAGCCGGTTATATATGTAGAAGGATGTTTATCTATACCAAAAACTATGAGAAAACCAATTAAGACAGTTCGTAGTTCAAAGGTAATAGTAACAACCGATAATTTAGGTGAACTAACATTTGGGGTTGATGATGTTCAAAAATTAAAAGGAGAAGATTATTGGAATGATTTAGATTTACTTGAAGCAATTTGTGTACAACATGAGATTGACCATTTGGATGGAATTACTATTAAGGATAGACAATACAATCCACAAATTGTAAAAGAAAATGGTTTCGGTAGAAATGAAAAAGTAATTGTTAAAAACCAAAATGGTGATATCGAAACAATAAAATACAAACATCTTCCTAAATATGCAGAATTAGGATATGAATTAGCATAAAATGGATGAGAGAACTATAATATCACATTTAAACCAAATGAGTAAGAATATACTCAGGTTAGAGATATTAATAACAACTCTTACAGAAGAAATGGAAAGACAAGGATTTGTAATAACTTCTGAAATATTAGAAACTGCTGATATCAAATACGAAGAAACACTTAACAAAGTTGAAAATAAAATAAAAGATGAATTAGATAAGTTAAAAAATGAATTTATCATATCTAATTTGTTTAATGGACAAACAGGAGAAGCTTAAACATTAAAACTTAAAATATAAATTATGGAAACATTATTAATCACATTACTTACATTATCTACCGGCGTACTTTCATATGCATTAGTAAATTTATTAAAAAAATATGAAAAATTAGAAGCAGAAATTGAAAATTTAGAAGAAACTTTTTTACAAACTTATTTAAGAATGAAAGAGATTGATACTATGGGAGCTTTTGCATCGGATGATGAAGTTGGTGGTGTTTTTGATGATTTAAAAGACGTAATCTATAAAACACAAAAACTATTAGAAGATGGGAAGAAAAAAGAAGGATAAAAACTACTTTACAATTGATACGGAAAATGCTATTATTGAATATAATAAATGTGATAACCCAATTCAAAGAGAAAAAATTTATAGGGATAACATACAATATAGTTTTCATAAACTAGCAGAGAATGTATTGAATACATTTAAATTTTCTTATTTTGATGATGATAAGGAAGATATAATGCATGAAGTTGTTACTTTCTTAATTGAGAAAATGCATATGTACAAAGAGGGTAAAGGTAAAGCATTTTCTTATTTTACTATTATTGCAAAAAACTATCTTATATTAAATAATAACGCAAACTACAAAAGATTTAAAGCAACATCACAAATATCAGCATTACCTGAATCTTTTGATTTGGAAAACGATTTCAAACAAGTTACACATAACGAAGAATTTAAAACATTCAACGATAGAATGTTGGAGTATTGGGATATAAACCTTACTCGTATTTTTACAAAGAAAAGAGATATACAAATTGCAGATTCGGTTTTAGAATTATTTAGACGAGCCGAATATATTGAAAATTTTAATAAAAAAAATCTATATCTACTTATTAGAGAAATGACGGGACACAAAACACATTATATTACAAAGGTTGTCTCCCAGATGAAGGAAACCCAATTAAAATTATATTATCAATTTTTAGATGAAGGAGATATCAGGCAAAAAAATGACCCATTCTGGGAAAAAACAATAAACATTTAATGGTATGAAAATATTAGGAATTTCTGGATTTTACCACGATTCGGCAGCGGCATTAATAGTAGATGGGAAAGTTGTAAGTGCAGTAGAAGAAGAAAGATTTAGTGGTAAAAAACACGATTCCTCATTTCCATACAAATCAATAGAGTGGATATTAGATAGTAATAATTTAACTATAAAGGATATAGATAAAATTGCTTGGTATGAATGTCCAAAATTAAAAGAAGAAAGAATTAAGAAAACATATTGGAAAAACTTTCCAAAATCTTTACCAACAACAATTGATTTGTTAACTTGGAAAAAAAGAACAAATCCAATTCCACATCTAAAAAAAATAGGTTGGTTAAAAAATATCCATTATGTTGAACATCACATCTCTCATTTAGCATATTCATTTATAACTTCACCATTTGAACACGCAACATTAATTTCGGTAGATGGTGTTGGTGAATGGGATACTGCGGTGTATGGATTGGGTGTAGGAAACACATATGTACAACCATTAAAAAGAATTGCATATCCAAATTCATTGGGTATGTTTTATGCAGCAATAACTGCATTTTTAGGATTCAAACCAAATAGTGGAGAATACAAAGTTATGGGATTGGCTGCATTTGGAAATCAAAATGATTTATACAAAGAACAATTTGATAAAATAATTTGGTGGAATGGTGATAAAAATGAATTTGAAATGGATATGAAATATTTTTCGTATCAATATTCGAATACAAAAATGTATACATTTGCATTATCCAAATTATTTGGAATACCACCAAGAGTACCAGAGAGTGAATTAGAGGAAATACATAAAGATATTGCGTTCTCATTACAATCTGCATATGAAAGAGTTTTCTTTAAGTTTTTAAATTGGGCACATCAAGAACATCCATATCAAAATTTATGTTTGAGTGGAGGATGTGCATATAATGGAACTGCAAATGGTAAGATTACAAAAATGACTCCCTTTAAAAAAGTATGGATACCACCAGCACCATCGGATAGTGGTTCTGCGATAGGAGCGGCATTGCAAATATATTACAAATATAAACCAAGCACATTTAGAGAACACATAAACAAATCACCTTATTTAGGTCCAAAATATTCTGAATTAGAAATAGAACTTGCGTTACAACAAAAAAATATATTCTTTTCTAAAAAGAAAAAACTATCAGATCCAGAATTAGTTAAGAAAGTAGCATCTCTATTAAACGAAGGTAAAATTATAGGATGGTATCAAGGTAGAACTGAATTTGGTGCAAGAGCATTGGGTAATCGTTCTATATTAGCAAATCCATGTATACCTGATATTAAGGCAAAGGTAAATAAGGTAATTAAAAAGAGAGAAGCTTTTAGACCTTTTGCACCAATGGTAACCGCAGATTCTGCTGATAAATACTTTGAGTTAAACGGACAATCTGTACCATATATGAATCAGGTTGTTAAAGTTAAAAACGATTATATAGCTTCTTTACCATCAATAACACATGTTGATAAGAGTGCTAGAGTTCAAACATTAGAAGCAAGGCAAAACCCATTAATGTACTCTTTATTGGAGTCATTTCAAAATAAAAGTGGATACCCAATCTTATTAAATACCTCATTTAATCTTCGAGGACAAACAATGGTAAACACACCAGAGGAAGCAATTTGGACTTTTAAAAATTGTGAAATGGATTATCTTGTAATGGGTAACTACCTAATATCTAAATAACATTTTTGTATTAGGGATATTTATTAAAAAAGTTTTTATGTCAATAGATTTAGAATTTGAATTATTCAAAGGGAAATCCTTTTCAGGATTAATGAAAGATATATACGAAAACCAACAGAACAAAAAGAAAAATATATCATCAATGATTGAAGATATGCGTAAGTTAATTACAAATACACAATCAGCTGTTGTAATTGGTCCAATTATCAAAGACCTTATAGATGTTTCTGTTTTCAATGATGAACATTTAGTGAAATTGGCAACAATAGCACAAAGGATAATGTTAGCACAGGGTAAAAGTAAATCCGATGATGGATTTTTGAGTGAAGAAGAAAAGAAACAATTATTAGGAGAAATAGATAAAGTAGCTGAACAAATAGAAACACATCATACAAAACAAGTATCTAAATTGGAGGATATTGAATTTGAATTGGATGAATTAAAAAAGGAGATTAAATAATGCCAACAGATTTTCCAGTATCAAAAGCAGGTGGAGCCGGTTCTATTGGAGGGATTGGCTATAAAATAGGTGTAGTAACCGATATATTTTTGCGTAACGAAGATATAGTAGATAGAGCACAGGATAATGATTTTTTTTACGATGAATTTTCATCCGAATTGGATAGATATGATACCGGTAATGTACAACTAGTAGCAAAGGCATCCGATGAAAAGGGTAAAAAAATAGATGCGTATATTACTGAACAAAATCTAAAAGACCAGAAATACATAGGAGCTGTTAGATATAAGTTAGCAAATCAACTAACACAAGATAGTGAGAATTTACCAATTGCATTTCCATTAAATCCAAACTTTTATACATTACCTTTATTAAATGAAATAATTTTAATACATGAAACTGATAATGGTAATTTTTATGAGAGAGTAAGAGGTCATAATTCTCCAAACTTTTCTACAAATATAGGATTATTGGAAGCAGCAAATAAACCAAAAGATGGTTCATTTATGCAAGAAAAAGGTATTGATGCTTTTAAAAAAGCAGAAGCAGGAATACCTGAATCTAATATTAAAAAAACACCAAACAATATACCAAAAAATGATGTTGGTAAGTATTTTAAGAGAGAATTAAATTATCACTATCTTCGACCATATGAAGGAGATACAATTATACAGGGTAGACATGGTAATTCAATAAGATTTTCTGGTCACGCACATCCAACAAGAGAACAGGTAAAAAAAGCATATCCATCTATATTGTTAAGAAATAATGAGAATGCTAAATCAAAAAATAATATTAAAATATATGATTACACCATCGAAGATGTAAATGAAGATGGTACATCAATTCATATAACAAGTGGTGAGTATACATCTAATTTTGCAGATACATTAAAGATTAAAAAAGAAGCAAATAATGTATATCCACCAAAAGATAAATTAAAAGGAGACCAAATAGTAGTAAACACAGGTAGACTTATTTTATCAACAAAAGCAAATGAAATATACATATTTTCTAAAATGTCAACATCATTTTGGACAGATGATTTCTTTACAATTGATTCGCAAAACGGATATAGAGCAGTAATTCAAGATGGTGATTATTATACAAAATTAGCAGGTCAATCTAGATATCATACGATAGAAATTAATGATACCGGAAAAATATGTTTAGGTGGAGAACCAGACCAAGTATCTGCAACATCAAAAGTACAACAAGCTGTTAAAGGTAATGCTTTGGCGGAAGTATTAGATAGATTGGTGATGATTTTAATGGATACATATCAAATGAAAACTCCATCTGGGATTACAGATTATGGACCGGTAGATAAAAGTGAATTACAAAAAATACAAACTGATTTAAAAAAGATTTTATCTAATAATAACTTTTTAATCTAATGAGTTGGTCAATTTTCAAAAATAATGTAGTAAGAAGGATGGCTTCATATACATTTGAAGATAATCAGCAATTTGCTGATGTATTGGCAAGTGAATATGATTTTTGTATGAAGCGAGGATATGATATAGTAAATAAAAATCCAATAAAAAAAGGAAACAAAGAAGGATTTGCTATAATGATACGATTGCAACAAAGTAGTGGTGTTGCATCTACAACAGAAGATTATTATACACAATTATTCCCGTATATGGGAAACGCAGTTAAATCATATTGGTCAGGTGCACAATTAATGGAATTAAATCCACCAATTGTACCACCACCCGGTGGAACAAAAAATTTAAATATTTTACCAAATGGTAATTTAGTAACCATAGTTGGTGAATTCGGAAACACATCAGTATTCCCAATATCAGATATAGGTTCATTTGTAAATGCATTTATTTATTTAGCAAAATCACATTTAACTACGATAGGTGGGATATGTAATGTTTTAACACAATATCCACCACCAGCTCCACCGGCACCTGGAATAGTTAATTGGGCAGGATATACTATACCCGATGCAGATGGTGGACAAGATGAATTTACAATGACGGAAACTGAAATTGCAGGTGCAAAGGAAGATATAAAAGTAGCAGAAACAGCATTAAAAGAAACAAAAGAAGAACCTGTTAGAAATACAGCCAAAGAATTAATTAAGTTTATGCGAGCTAGATTGGCAACAAAGCAAAACGCATCAACAGATGCAAGTGGTTCATTAGAAAATCCACCGCCCCCACCACCACCGGCAGATGCTGAAATTGGCAATAAAATAGTGTATTATGCTAAATTAGACATTGGTAAGATGGAAGACCCATTACCACCTGGTAAACCGGAAAACTGGGGAGCTTATGTGCAGAGTTGTCTTAAATCAACGGGACTAACTTCACCTGCCTTTTGGTGTGCAGCATTTGTAACAAAAATATATAAATCAGCAGGAGCATCAAACCCAAGTTCAGCAGGTTGTGATGAGTGGAGAGCATGGGCTAAGAAAAAAGGATTATGGAGTAGAGAACCTGCGATTGGAGCAGCTATATTATATGGAAGTGAGGCCGACGCACATCATATTGGTATAGTAGAATCATTTGATGCAAAAGGAAATATAACAACAATTGAAGGAAATACATCAGGAGGGGGTTTCAATAGAAACGGAGTTGGTGTATTTAGAAAAAGAACAACAAAAGCAAAGGCATTGGGATTTGTTATACCACAAGACCCAAAGAAAGCAAAAAAGTAAAATTAAATAATTATATATAACAAATAAATTAGTATGGACAATAAAAAATTTATACAATTAATAAGAGCAGTAATACGAGAAGAAGTAAAAACTGCTGTTAAGGAGGTTTTATCGGAACAAAAGAATGTGCAACAAACAAAACAAGTTGTAAATAAACAAACTGCAAATTTGAAGGAAATATACGAAGACCCATTTGAAAAGGCAGAAAAAATATTACAACAAAGTAGACAAAAAGAACAAACACAATCTAATAGAAAATTTAGTAAGAATCCAATATTAAATGAAGTATTAAGTCAAACAATGCCATTTCAACCTGGTATGAGTAGAGATGATGGTTCATATGGTACTATGAATTTCAATGCTAATATGATTGGATATGGTGAAATGGGTGGTGGGTTACCAACACACAATCCAGATGGAGCACCTTTACAAATAAATCATGCAAATAAAGAAGTTGCAGCGGTTGCAAAAGCGATGACAAGAGATTATAGTGAATTGGTGAAGAAATTTAAGAAATAATGGCAATATTAATTAATAATAAATTTAAAGCCGAAAGAGAAAGTAAAGCAATCGGATTATCATTACCGCTTAGAAAAGGTAATAATGGTTATTTTGAATGTAATTACGAAACACGTAAACAAATTCAGGATAATATTAAAAATTTATTATTAACACAAAAAGGTGAAAGAATTGGGAATGTTGATTTTGGATGTAATTTAAAAAAGGTTTTATTTGAACCATTAGTACAAGATTCATTAGAAACATTTATACAACAAGATATAGAAGCTGCATTGGCTTTATATTTACCTTATGTAAGTGTTGATTCAATAGAATATAATCAAATTGAAGATGAACATAAATTGGAGTTACAATTAAATTATACCTTAAATTTTGATACGATAAAGGATATACAGACAATAAATTTAGTAATATAAGATGGCACTTAAACCAATAGATAAAACTTTTACAGGAAATACAAAAGATATAAAATATCTTAATAGAGATTTTGCATCATTTAAGCAATCATTAACTGATTTTGCTAAAACATACTTTCCAAATACAGCAAACGATTTTAGTGATGCTTCACCTGGTACTATGTTTGTCGAATTGGCATCATATGTGGGTGATGTATTATCATATTATACAGATGCTCAATTAAGAGAATCTTTTATTAATTTAGCAGCTAATAGAAAAAATCTATTAATACATTCTCAAAATTTAGGATATAAACCAAAAATATCAAATGCATCAATTGTAACATTAACACTTTATCAATTGTTGCCACCAACAACAACTGGTGAACCTGATTACAAATTTGCATTAAGAATACAAGATGGTATGGAATGTGAATCAACAATTGGCGTTGTATTTAGAACATTGGAAATTGTTGATTTTAATGACCCAATAGATAGAGAAGTAACATTATATAATAAAGATAATGGAGAATTCTTAATTAAGAAAAAAGTAAAAGCGATAAGTGCAGAATTAAGAGAAATTGATTTTGAAGTTGGAAATTTTAAAGAGAATCCAACATTTGAAATAACAGATTCTACATTTTTAGGAGTTCAATCAATATATGACTCAGAAAATAGAAGATACTATGAAGTAGATTTTTTAGCACAAGATTTTGTTTATATAGAAGAACCTAATGTATCTTACAACGGAAGTACATCCACCGATGCAACGGAAACTCCTTATTTACTAAAAACATTAAAAACAGATAGAAGATTTACTACTAGAATTTCTGATGTAGATAAAGTTCAAATTAGATTCGGAAGTGGTAACGAATCTTTACCAGATGAGTTATTAGTACCAAACACAAAAAATGTAGGATTAGGATTAAATAATTCAATTGATAGATTAAATCAAGCATTCGACCCATCTAATTTTTTATTCACAAATGCATATGGTATAGCACCACAAAATACAACATTGACGGTTAAGTATTTAGCTGGAGGTGGTATTGAATCGAATGTATCAACTGATACGATTGTTAAAATAAAAACGATATCAGTTAATGAAGATTTACAATCATTTGATGTAGCTGACCAGGGTGTTTATTCTGTTTATAGAAACTCATTAGCGGTTACAAATGATGAGCCGGCGGTTGGTGGTAGCGGTTTTGAAAGTGAAGATTTAATAAGAGAAAATGCAATTGCAAACTTTGCATCTCAAAATAGAGCGGTAACTAAAAAAGATTATGAAATAAGAACATTATCATTACCACCTAAA